TTAATCAATCAAAAAATCCCACAAATCTCTTAAGGTATGGAAGTTTTGATTTCCACCGTTCATATATTCATCACACATTTTTTCAAGATCATCATCGTCTATTGACAGGATAAAACCTCTGCCATCATTTGCCGTGTCAAGACAACGCTGTCTGAATAATTTTTTATCCTCAATCTTCCTACAAACGAGAATACCTACATTTCCCCTATTCCTTGAGAACCTACCAGATAACTGATCTAACTCAGGATTTGCAATTTCTGACGTATAGTTTTTACACTCAACATAAATTCTAGGGCATGTGTAATGTTGCGAAAGCCAATTAAAGAAACCATATTTGGCTTCATTATTATAAGTAATATCAATCCTCTTTCTACCATCATGAATTTTTTTCTGTTTCGTTGGATAACATAATGAAGGATAGAATATTACAGAAAATATCTCTTCAATAAGATCTTCGTACTCCCCAGCTTGTTTTGTACCCGGCTTTAATGATTTTAATTTATTGAGAATTGGATATATGTCAATTTTGTCACTGATTTCCTCTAACTCATTGAAAACTTCATGTGATAATGGTGCAGATGGATTTTTTTCTTTATGCTGTTTATAATCTTCAAATACATCAGGCCGTTGTAAAGTTTGATTAATTACAGAAGGCTTATCACTTCCATATTTATTTTTTAAACTTTTTTTAGTTACTCGCCTCGTGCCATTTTTTAATACCTCTACCAAGGAAGAGTTATTCCTTAAATGTTCATCTTGCATTTCTGGCAATAAATAATGATTATAAAACTCGTCATATTGCAAACATAACCTATGTCTAACCAATAGCTTAGGAACTAATATTACTTTTCCATAAGTTGTCATTGGTAATGATACAAATTCACTATACCACTTTCCTCCATGTGGATCCCATATTGGCCCAGAATCAATATTGGGCGTTAATTTTACGCCATAATATTCACATATTTCTTGTGTGTATTTTATAAATGGACCTCTTAAAATATTGCTTACTGCATCAGAAATCATGTCAGTCCCGATTCCTGGTATTAGTAGCGCTGTATCTTCAAGATCTTTTAACAATCCAGTTGTGACGGCCTTACTTTGAGTTAGTGCATTCCAAACCGAATGAGCGGAGCCAGCGCCAAAACCATGTCCACGAGATTTTTCGGACGAATACCCTAAATGAAATTCATTCCTCTCATTCAACGAGGCTAACAATTTTTGTGCTTCAGCATTTTTGCCAACCTTAATTAGTTTTAAAACCTTCTCAAAGAAACTTTGCAAGTGAGATGTAAGTTCTTGCCCCCAATTCGAATCTAAGGATTTAATAGCACCAGGGTCTAGAAAAACTGGTGTCAGTATCTAGTGGTATGTCAACGAAATCTAGATAAGCTTGAGAACGATTAAGTTTGAAATATTCCGAAAAGCGCATAAAGACTCCTAAAAATCGAATGGTTTTTCAAAAAACATAACGCTATTAAAGAATCAACCAAAAATTGATGAGATGGGGCACAGCTTAAGCAGAGAGATTCATGTTGAACGATTGAACTCATCATCTCAAGTAAAGATAAATATGGCAAGTACGTGGTTTGACGGTTGAGCAACCATTGATTGCTTCACCTATCAAAAAGTCGGATTAATATCAAGAAAGTTTAAAACACACCATCACTTAAAATCATTTAACGACGAAAATCGCACTACACCGCACCCGCCTGCGGTTTTCATATCACTAAAATTTTTCAGTTGTGATTTTTTACAAACGATATCGCCAGCCCGCGCCCGCTCTGGGGATGCTCTGCGAGACAGGAACTGAAAAGAATGAAAAGAAATTCAGCTTTTTTCAGTTTTACTGTCCGTCATGTCTGTGGTCTGAATACGCAACACTATGATATTAAATGGATAATTTATTTTAGGTGTGTGATTTTATGAAAATTTGTGAAACATGAAAAACATAACAACTTGAAAAATAATAATTTTATGTCCGTATAAACTGAAATCCTGTGTTCAGGTTTCGGGAACGGATCGGCCACTCCCGACGCATACTTTACCCATTTTTTTGCGCAGCCAGCAGCAACTTTAAAGCCTTTTCCCGCTCCTCGGGTGGAATGGCATCAATGAGCTCTTTAACCCTCCCCTGCCCGTTCAGCGCGCTTGGACTAACGGAATGGGAGAAAGCAACATTCATCACAAACGAGTGACCGCACTCCACATTAGAGCAATAGCAGTACACATCGTACAGTTGTGGGTGTTTCCTGTTTGTTTTACCTATCCGCGCTACTGCCTGACATGTGGGGCAGTACATTCTCATCATCTTCATCGTTCTGTGCCCTATACTGTTGCCCGCCAGAGGAAGGGATTTGGAACCCTACCTCTTGTTCTGAACGCGTAACACTGGTAACACGTGTAACATTATTGATTTAAAAGGATTTAATCTGTTACCAGTTAGCATAATCAAGAGGTAACGCGTGGTAACACACCATTTTTTGTTACCAGTGTTACCAGTCAGTATTTTTGACTGGTAACACTGAAGAACAGCATCAGTCGCGGGTGTTACCTCTGTTACCAGTGTTACCTCATAAAAATAAGACTCACGCGATAATTACTCAGGTTCGGCGCTTCCCAGTACCTGTGTATTGAACTGGTACACACGTTTAAGCCCTATTTCTGGCAGGCGAATGCTGTTTTGCGTCCGGCCATCTTCACCGGGTTTCAGCCAGCCCGCGTCCACACACAACCTGGCCACCTTACGCGAGTCAAATCCCTTACAGATCTCCTTCCAGCCTGACGGGAGAACGTAGAACGTCACAACCGGCTCCGTTACGTTGTCTCCTTTATCGACTTTTCTGAATCCCATCATTGAAACAGGCCGGTTCCTGTCGTCATTCCAGTCAGCAAACCGACTGAACTGATTACGCGTCATGAAGTCCCGTACCTGTTCAAGTGCCGCTTTATCTTCCTGATTAGCTGTATGGCCACGGTCAGCCATCCATGCAGCCAGACAACGTTGAGCGGCACGAAAGGCCTCTCCCTCCGGCCATCCTGTGATGCCCGCTTTTGTGGCCAGTTCCCCGGCCATCGCAACCAGAGCAAAACGGGTAACAGCCCGGCCAACCTGATTCCCGGCATTTTCCGGCGTCAGCCTTCGGGTGTACTCTTTCAATAAGGCTTTCGCCTGGCTGGTCAGTTCCGGCAGTTCAGCGGTCAGGCAATGCAGCCAGTCGCGGAATGGTGCGCCATGATAATGCGCTACGTGCTGCTCAAGATGCTCAGCCAGGGTTTTCCCGCTACTGAAGCCATGAAGTTCTTCAAACACGCCATATTTGCCCGAATCGCTTGGGATCTGGATCATTCTGACCTCAACCCCGGCATACGTACGTTCCCCGGCGCTTGCGGCATGCTCTACCAGTGACAGTTCCCCGGTGGACAGAAACAACAGATTCCAGCGGTTGGTTTCCCTTACCGAACCATCTGTTCTTGCTCTGGCTTTGCCCTGCCCGTTAGCCAGCATATAAGCGATATTCCCCGCCTCCCTGCCGTCAACCTCCCGGATTTCATCGAGCATCAGCGTGGCATCATTGCGGCGGCTCGCCGTTCCTTCTAATGCATTCCCCGTCGCCCGCCACGTATGCCAGAAATCTGTTCCACCACATACTGATGCAGCCACTTTCATCGTCGTGGTTTTACCGTCTGTTGATTCCCCTTTGAGGTGATAACCTCCACCGCCGATACCAACCAGTTTCAGAAGGGGGGCAGCAAATGCCAGACTCACCGCAAAGGCAAGACGGGCATTCTTTATGCAGTAACGGCCTATATTTTCACGCCAGTCCTCTGATGTGCCGCTGACACGAAAATCACGCCCCTGCACACTCGATGTTTGTAAGATGACTGACTGGGCTTCGCGCCCTATCACTTCATCCTGGAGAACGTAAACCCCGCCGTGCCAACCCGTTTTATTCACACAGGTTACTTTTCTGTCCGGTTTACACAGCGAGATATATTCCATCAGGAATGCTCTGGCCATACCGTTAATGTTGATGTAAGAAAGCCCGTTAACCAGCAGAACGCGGCGCAGTTCTTCCCCGCTGCCACCCAGCATCTCCATCGGCATTGCCCATTTACGGCTGTTTCCGTTGGTATCTTCCCATTCCAGCAAACGCCCGTAATTACTTCCATCAGCATCACTGGTGATTGCCGTCACCCGCAACGGACTGCAAATTTTGATATTACGTATCTCTGTATCACCATCAGACTTATTAACCAGCTTGTCGTACCACAAATATTCTTTTGTCAGCCGGAACCCTTCTGGTAAACGGGTCTGCCCTTTGCCATGCAACGTCATTTCTTCACGAAAGGCATCTCTCGCCCGTTCTTTCCCCACTTCCTGCCGATAATCATCCCAGTCAGCCTTATGGCGTACCGGAGGGAGCGTTACCCAGCCATCCACCGCTTTGGCGGCTTTCTCTGCCTGAATACGCCCGGTGTTTTCTTTGCCGTCAGCCAGATCATTATCTCCTGCCACAATGATCCGGGTTTCCGGCCAGCGTTTTCGGATCTGCTCCGTCACCTTCAGTAAATTGGTGGCAGCGACAGCCGCCACGATCCATCCTTCAGTCAGCAGACTGACGGTAAGCGCCGTGGCAAAACCCTCAGTGATAATCACCTGTTCAGGTGTTTCAGCGGGTATATCTGTCAGGGCAATGAATGCGCCAGACAGCTGGCTACCGGGCAGCAGACTTTTATCCCCGTCAGGATTGATAAGCTGGCCACCGGTAATATTCCCGGAAATATCCGTCAACGGCAGCAGTAATGAACCGGAGGAAAATGTTATTCCGGCCAGATTCAAAGGCTGTGACAGCAAGGGAAGTGAATACCCGTGTAAGCCCTTGTTTGTCAGATAGACCGGCTCACCATTGCAGGACTGCTGTCTGAGTCGGGTATATCCCTCCGCGCCCGCTTCTTTTCCTGCTGCCTTTTTCCTGGCTGGCAAAGCGGGCTTCTCCTGTATTTCTGGTAATGCAAGCGCCTCAGATACCATCCCGGCGACTTCTTTTATCTTTCTCCCTGTCACCAGACGAACCAGGTCAAGACCATCGCCATGACCGCACTGATTACAAAACCACGTCCCACGCCCCGCTTTATCGTCCAGCCGAAAGCGATCTTTTCCACCACAGGCAGGGCAAGCCCCATGATGTCCTGCGGACGGTACTTTAATACCTAATGCTGACAGGATATAAGGCCAACGGCCAATTGCAGCCCCTGAAATTGTGGATACAGACGGTGTTTTCACAGCAGCACCTCCTGACCTTCCGGCTTCACAAATTCAAAACCTTCGGGTAGTTCGCCATCAGGTGCACCGAAAATAATATCCCGGTAAACCTCACGCATCTCTGTGACACCAAAAACTGACAGGCGAATATTTTCTGACATAAAGCCCGGTTTAAGCATCTTTTCCAGTTTCTCTGCGGCCAGTATGCAACCTGCATCAGCCCCAAATTCATTCACCCACGGCATTTCAATATGGTAAATAATATTACTCACCACTTTTTCGTGGGTGAGTTCTATTCGTTCGCCATCTTCAATATAAACAGGTTCATTATGAACACGCGCCATTAAGGAAATGAATGCATCAGCAATGTAATACCGTAAGACTGCTGTTCGTAAAGCATGCACCTTTAAATTTTGATTATTATTCATCGCGCATCACTCCCTTAATTGTGCTGGTTTCCTTAACAACGCCATCCAGTTGTTCGGCAATACAGGCCACTAAAGCCGCAGCGCCTTCCGCTGAAACAGTTCTCGCTCCATTCACTGTGGGAACGGACAGAACCTCTGCAAGAAATTCACTGGCCAGTGCCGCCCGTAACAGACGACTCTCACCCAGTTCACTCAATATGCAGCCTTGCTTAAAATTCATGGATTTCATGCAACCACCTCCCCGGAGCTTTTCACAGGGATACGGGCAGCAAAGCTCAGGATAAATTCAGTGGCAAGTTTAAGGCGTGCAGCATGCTCGCAGTCTGCGATTACACGCACAGGACGTGGACGGGCATCACGGTCTGTACGGCGGACAGCCAGAAAGACAAAGGTAAATTCAGGGTGAGATAAAGCAGGGACTGTAGCCATAATGGCAACCTCCTTCAGATAGCGGGTAACGCTACCACCGGAGTTCCTACGCTCATGGGTGGTAGCCCAGACGGGGGTAGGAATACCGGCTCTGAAGGATACCGGCCAGCCCGAAAGCTGCCCCGCCTGGACTACCATAATACTGATGATGTGGCGTAAAAAATAAAAAAATACAATCAGCCACCACACCATAAATTTTAGGTGAGTCAAAGCTGCGACACAAAAAAACACGCCTGGCGCGTGTAGTATCGCCTTCAGATAACACGGGTTCCTACGCCCGGCTGCCGATTTTGCGGCAACCTTTAAACTATATCCCGTGCATTCCTGGTGAGGCAAGAAATTTATAACCGAAAACTGATCATTGCCTGGATTAATTAACGCTGGCATGCTTAAGCCTCTGCTTAAAAATAGTTCTTCATTTTTTCCTGATGCTGTAAACGAGACCCGCCTCTGAGCGGGTCTTTCTGTCGCTAAGTCAATCCGCAAACGTCAGAGCGCTCTCATCGACAGCCGCGTACAGTTCTGGTTCACCGAGTGCATAGCCTTCATTGCGCAGGTAGGAATGTACGTATTCACTGTTTTCATCATCAAACTCAGCACGAAACCAGCGTGTTATCGCCTGGGTGTATATATGCAGATTATCCAGCGTCGTTACTGCCAGACGCTTACCCGGCATAAACGGGGGAATAAACGCAAAGCGGCCAGCAACAGAACTTGTAGCCATCTGTGCAGCATTCACATCAGCCGGGCGGTCTGCGGCATTAAATAACTTCAGGCGTTGATGTGCTGCCAGCTCTGCCCCAACTAGTACAACCAGACGGGGATCTTCACGAAACTGCTCAGCAATAAGCTCAGTAATCAGATGGTTGGCCAGAGAATCAATATTTTTCCAGGTGCCAGTCTCTCCCAGAGTGACAGGCTCAGAGATGATTTGCTTCCCGTTTCCGTAGGCTTTCGCCAGTGCATGCCAGCCAATATTGACATCCTCGCCTTTTTTATTGATTTCCGGGTTTGTAGTATTTGCAATCGACACACCATTGAAACCGATCCGCAGCATATCCAGCGCATATGCCTGAGCAAAAAAGCTCTCAACCGTTTTCTCAAACTCATCCGGCACGCCGGTATGGTAAATATGAGACATATCGGAATAGCTGATCCGGGCGCAGGTATCCGTCTCTGTCAGAAAGAACTCCGTACCATTGATTGCTATTTTTTTGTGGAAACGGCCACCATCCGCACGTCCGGTATGCAGTTCACTGGCACCAATATTGACGGCATTACCTGACACGGCGTTAACATCACGTAGCGTGATATTTTTAATAAGCCAACCGGATTCCAGAATTGAGGTACGCAGTATATTTTCAGTGGGTTCGCTTAATGCAAAGCGTCTGTTTGATTCCTCCTGATAGTTAGTGCCAGTAACGAATTTATTATGATAACGACGTGCTGCGTCCGGCCTTTCAGTTTTGAAGGCATACATAGTTTTTCACCTTTTTTAGTATTTAAGAAAAGATTTTATTTTTGTACTCAGTAACCCGATTGTATTTCATTACATGCTCAACATAATCCCGGTCACTTACGACTGAACGTAATACATAATTATCTGCTCGATAGTACTCCCTGTAAGCCATGACTCTTGCCATTCCACCGTTATTTAATACATAACGATCAGTTGGAACGCTACAACGGCTAATAATTTCATTCACAGAATCAGACAAAGATTTGAGTGCATCTGTAATAAATTTAATATCACGAACAACGTCACCGTCATTAAACACAGAAATAAAATCAGCAGGGATCTGGCCGGATTGAGGAAATATGCTCAGTAAACGCTTCTCAACTCCCTTACCAATGTAGTTAACTTCATCGGCCAGTACGCCCGGTAAAAGCTTGATTGTGCTCAGTCGGTTATGTTGCTCATTCAGCCGGGAAACAGCCAGATGGTAACACCGTTCAGCATCCGCTCGTTCAGCATGCCCCGTTTTATTCGTTTTGGCTTCAGCAATGCTACTGACGCCGTTTTTTGAGAATGTGCTTTTCCATGCAACTTCCGCATTTGTCACTTCACGCTGCCGGAAAGATAACTCTTCCTCTTCCTGACGACACAACTGGGCATACCGGCTTAGGAGTAGGTTGATCTCATTCGCCACAGCTTCCGTATCAGGTACTGTTAATCCCGTAAGTGAATACAGCTTTTCACCTTTAGCGCGCAGCTTATTTAATGAAAATATTTCAATAATTCGCACAATACATGCAGTGTCGCTATGAGTTTCTTTAAACGGACTTACTTTATAGTTTCCTAACACGGAAACATATTCATTCTTAATTGGAAGGGATATGTATTGACTCCCCGCCGGTTGTAGACGGTAATTCATATAAACTCCTCATAAATTCTTCTAATACTAATGTTTTTACTCTGAAGAATGACTATCACGCCAAGCATAGTAGTCACCAGCACGCCATCGGGACATACGACCTAACTTGATTGGTTTAGGAAAACGTCCCAGAGAAATCAGTTTATAAATCCATTTATCAGTAAACAGACAATCAGATGTAATGAATTTCATATCAATGAGCGAGTCAGCAGAAGGACGATTATCAGTAAACCCCATAATGAGTTCCTCTCTATGTATCAATCTATATCAACGAAGAGGATTAAAACATCGTTCAAAAACATAAAAAAGGCGAGTAAGAAAAATTTCCTTACTCACCAAAATTGTTAATTTTTTGTAAATGATGGTTTCTTGAATATAGATGATATTAGTTTGCTAATAATTGGGTGTGATAGCGGAGGCTCTTTTTTATCAGGCCAAAATTCCTCAGCCCGACTAAAGATAAGGTCAGCAAGGGCTGCTGCATTTTCCTTTCGGTATGCCATGTCCTCTTTATAAAGATATAATGCTACACTTAGAATCTCATTTCTCTTGGTAGCATGTCTTTCTTGCTGTGCAATTGATAACGATTTATATTTATCATTAGAAACATCACCATTTAATATCAGATGCAATTTCTTTACATCTTCCCGCTCCAGGTACGCATCTCCCTCATATCCAAACCCATCATCATTTTTCCAGTCAATTTGAATATATTTGACCATTTCAGAATAGGTGGTACCAGTAGGAGACAACAATGATGGGTACTCCGGGAACTGCCCCTCATAAAAAACGAAATCACTTTTAACTTTTGGTGGCATTTGGAAATAGCCTTTTGTACTCGCCAGCACTAGTTTTTTATCTTTTTTAACTTCATTAATCTTAATCAAACTAAACTCAGATATATAACTAAAACCATCTTTATCTTTTTTCAAAGAGTTTATATTCTGAATAAAAGAGTCCACATCTCTTACTTTATGCTTTGAAAAAGACCATCGCCCACACATTCTTAGCGACAATTGAATGTCTTTTTCATCCGCAATATAAATAACATCTTGCTCATCGCAGCCCAATATTTTAGCGGCCTCACTAATACTATAATGAGTTCTATGAAGCTTGAGAGTATTATTTACCATTACTCAAGACTCCGTTCCACCAATAAAATCACTGTACCATTGCATCATTTCCCGACGCCCATCAAGATACTGAGCATGATTATATATCCCCCGAATAGCATTTTTATCCAAATGTGCAAGCTGGGTTTCAATCCATGCACTATTGAAGCCTTTTTCATGCAAAATAGTGCTCATTGTGTGTCTGAAACCATGGCCAGTAACTCGGCCAGCATATCCAATACGCTTAAAGACCTGATTAATACTGGCCTCACTCATGCACTTACTTGGATCGTTGCGCCCTGGAAACATCAAAGGATAGTTTCCAGTCAGTTCTTTTAATGTTTCAAGATGGGCTAATGCTTGATTTGAAAGCGGCACAATATGAGCACGTCGCATTTTCATACGTTCTTTAGGAATCTCCCACACCGCATTATCAAAATCCACCTCACGCCACTCACCTGCTCTTAGTTCTCCTGTTCTTAGACCCGTCAGGATAAGTAAATGTGCCCCCAGCAATACAATTGGGCTTCCTGAATAAGCGTTAAGGGCAGTAAAGAACTCCGGCAGCTCGTTGGCTTTGAGGAATGGATAGTGGACTGCTTCATGTCCTTGCATCGCACTGGCAAGATCCGGTGCAGGATTGTAGATTGCTCTACCCGTTACGATGGCATAGCGGAAAACTTCACCGCATCGCTGACGGACTTTCTTCGCTTTCTCCATAGCGCCTCGTGCTTCTATCAACCTCAGTACTTCAAGAAGTTCTAGGGGCTGAATATCGGCTATAGGTTTGTGTCCAATATGCGGGAAAATGTCTTTCTCAAACGCCTCAATGATGTCTGAAGCATAGCCCTCAGACCATTTGGGAGATTTCATTTTGTGCCACTCTAACGCCACTTCTCTGAATGGGTTAAGTGTCTCGATCGCTGCGTTTAAAGCATGCTTCTTTGCTTTTTTCACTTCGCCAGGATCTTCACCTGCTGCGAGTAGTTTCTTTGCGTCTTCGCGTTTTTGTCTGGCATCTGCGAGGGTGACTGTTGGATAGACACCAAAGGACAAGCGCTTCTCTTTACCAGCAAAACGGTACTTCATACGCCAGTAACGCGAGCCATTAGGTTCAACCTGAAGGTACAGGCCACCTCCATCAGATAGCTTATAGCTCTTCTCTTTTCCTTTAGCGGCTTCAACCTTGCGAGCATTCAGCATCATTGGGGGCACATTTCCTAGACCGAACAGAACATGCCCCCGATTGTGCCCCCAATTGTATGTTGATTTCAAGAGATAGGGGTTGACGTCAAATGACGAAGAATCGCGTAATATCTATGTTTTTAAAGGGCTTTGTTGATTTGAGATGACTTGGAAATACTAAGGGATGGTGCCGATAATAGGAGTCGAACCTACGACCTTCGCATTACGAATTATAAGAATCCGATTCTAATTCAAAGCATTACCCCATCAACACTGCGCTCACACGTCCCACCACATCAAAACATGTAAAGCCTTGCAAGCCATTGTGAGGCCTTATGTGTCTCAGTTTTGTCCCATCTTGTATTACGACTCGCATAGCTAATGAAGATAAACGTGACGACAAACGGCGAAGCAGTCTTCTTTTCTTTCGCTGCTTCCCCACACCCAGCATGCATACCTTTCCGTCATAACTGAAGTGAATGTCTGTTATGAGCGAGGAGCGGACCTTGAATGAAGCACAAACATCCTATAGCTCCTATTATCAAAATGCGTGAGCAAAAATTAATTGATATTTTGGGATATTTCTCTCAAGTATGGTTCAACCTCTGGGCGTTGCATATGATGCTTCATTGAGTCAAGAAAGGTTATGGGGGTTTGCATTACATCTACTTTAGATTTATTTTTCCTAATGAGAGTCATTCCTTTGCAAGTTTCTAAATATTCCTTAACTAAAGCTTTCTTTCGATTTCTATGCAAATCGCCTTTAAAAGCTAGAATATGAAAAATTGCGGCACCAATTACAATCTGTTTCACCGCGCATTCGGATGATTCGAATTCGCCCCATGAAATTCGACCAAAGAAAGGATTCGCATATCCAGAAGGATGCGCTTTGAGGTTATGGCCATATTTTAGCATTTCCGATGGTGTCAATTTTAATGGTTTAAACAACCCAGCCGAAATTGCAAAGTCTGAAAAGTCAGAACTCAACCCCAAAATAACATCTTTGTATTTATCAAAAAAAGACAATTTCTTCTCACTAGCCCTAGATGAATTAAATGCAACTTTAAGTAGCCAGCGAGAAAGCAAGCTATAATTATAATCGATATTAACTTTTTCTTTTAAAAAACACTCTGTAAAGAAACCAGAGCGCTCTAGCATATTTTTGACATAACCATCTAAATTACATAGAACTACGTTATTACAATGAAAACAAACATCTTTTATTTTAGCCTCACCACTTATCATTTTTTTTGATTTTTCTTGCCATCCTATAGTTTTCCCAGATGCTGTACTATATTGATATTCATAGATGAAAGACGGGAGTATATGTTCTCTAGTCATTTTCCCTTCCTGACCACAATATATGCAAGTGCTCATCTTATTCCTTTATCAAAGATATAATAACTAAAATTCGATTATAACAATTAAAAACTCGCGTTAGTAGTTGTTAACTTATCAATAAACAGTTTCTCAATTATTAGTCAGCATCATCAGAAGAAACCCCTCTCCAAAGATAATTTTATAAAATAATATAAATGTCCACGCCTGGCACGGAGTAGACTGGCTATCTAAGCTAAAGGTCTGCTGTGAGCGAAAAGCTGACAGGACGTAGTTTCTTGTTTAAAGAATCAGTTAAGGCATTAAAAATAGATGTAACCAGAGCCAAGGTATAATATCCTGGCTCTATTTACACTTGCGTACATTATTCTTGCTTTTTGGGAGGTTTTGGGTGTTTCTCAGGTAATTTTTCTGCAATCTTAAATACCCCCTCATCTTTTAGTATTGTTCGCATTACAAAATTTTCTATAATTACCAAAAGTGATTTAAATTCAGCTTCGTTCGGTGACCATGCCCTGTGTGCTGCTGAGTTGCCAGCTTCGGTTACAATTTTAAGTTGGCTCCTTTCTGTTTCCCCAATAAAACCTTCCTCTTTAAGAATGTCAACCTTCTGGCCTAATGTATGTCCTGGGTGAATATTTAAAACTTCGACTGTTCTGTCAAAAATAGTTCTGAGCCCAATTGCCGCTAAAATGAGTGATTTATTTTGAAATGCAATATACATTTCGTTCATTATCACATAAAGCTGATAATCTTTGCTTAATATCTCGCCAAACCAAGTGGGTCTAATCTCTTCTTGCTCTTGCGTAGGATATGTTGATATATGATAGTTATATACTATACAATCATAGCCTGACTCATCTCTTTCATAGTCGTAATCTTCACTATGACGGGATTTAATATATGTAAATATTCCGTCGCATCCCATGCACTCTAATAATTTGTATTCACTTTCAGCCCAAAAATAGTTGTCCCCATCCCCCTCGCTCCATTCTCTTTTTTTATAACCTATTGTGTGACAATTTTTTTCACCTTTACAGTATGGACAAGGCGCTTTGATTTTTTCCATAATAATTATTCTGCCAATTAAATTAATATTGATATGACATATATGCCAATGATTTATAAACGATAAATTGACTATTCACTTTACTACAATAATTTTCATATGAGTAGTGATAAGCCTCTCATTTTCTTTGTCGTAGATTGATCTGCTCTGTATCGATTAACACCGAATGGGGGAGTAGCTTCCGCTTTTGGCACATAGTAGTCCTAGAGACAGTGACGTAAAGTCATGGAGGATCGGTGGGAGGAGGTGCTAATCCTTTCATACAAAAAATATGTAAAATCAATAACGGCTGTAAATCATTCAATACTCGCACTATCGGAAGTTCACCAGCCAGCCGCAGCACGTTCTTGCATACGACGAGCCTGCGGTTTCATTTATCTCCGACCGGAAACATCTTATACAGTGTCGATACACCAACATCATAGATGATCGCCACCTTTTGGCGAGGAACGCCTGATGCAATTAATCGCCCGGCCTGCGCCCATTGTTCTGGTGTAAGTTTGGGACGACGTCCACCAATTCGTCCCTGCGCGCGAGCAGCTTCCAGTCCAGCTTTTGTTCGTTCAACAATCAGTTCTCGTTCCATTTCAGCCAAGGCACCCATCACATGAAAGAAAAAACGCCCCATCGGTGTGCTGGTATCAATAGCATCCGTCAGGCTGCGAAAATTAACGCCACGTTCGCGCAACTCCTCAACTAGAATGACCAAATGCCGCATACTACGCCCCAGCCGATCCAGCTTCCAGACAACCAGTGTGTCACCTGCCGATAATGTCCTGAGCAGTTTTTTCAGTCCGGGCCTTTCGGACTTCGTACCGCTTATCTTGTCTTCAAAAATCAGCTCGCATCCTGCACAGTTCAGCGCATTACGTTGTAGATCTGTGTTCTGGTCATTTGTTGACACACGTACATAGCCAATAAGCATGGTAGATCTCCCTGACAAAAGCAGGAATGATGCCATTTGCTCGTTATTTCTGCATTTTCATAAACGTTGGTTTGAGAGAAGCGGCAAAACGAAATGTGGGCAACGGGGAAAACCAAATCCCTGATATGTCTTTCTGGACGGTTACTGGTGGCAATGGAAATTTTGTGATTCGTCAACCTGACGGGCTAATCATTCAGATGGTTACTGTAAGTATAAGCGGTCCAGTGGCGATGAATGGAATGACTGATAATGCTTATGCCATTACAGGTTCTAATAAGTCTTATATTGCCACAGCCACATTGCCCTTTGTATTTCCTAATAAGGTGCTGGGCGTTATCCCTCTGGTATCAACAACAGCTTATGGTGGTGTATCCAGTAATATTACAGGTTCATACGCGACGGCGGTTTGTTCTTTTGCCGCTGTCAGGGGGAATAATACGATTGTGTTCAAAGTCGACAAACCACTGAATGCAGCCTTTCCTTCAGATACCAGCGTCTCAGCGTTAATCATTGGACGGTAATAATGAACTCAGTATTCTTTTCACCCGGAAGTAAAAGTTTTTATCTGCAAGAATTGTTTCCAGAATATGAGGATGCGGGAACGCTTCCTGATGATGTTATTGAAATTACCAGAGAAACATATGAGCAATTTCTTGGTCTGCATCCAGAAGGGAAAGAAATTGGCGCTGACAGTTCAGGACGGCCAATATGGATTAATTCCCCACCCCCTTCAAAAGAGGATGAGGTGTTGACGGCTGAAATGAAAAAAATATCTTTGGTTTCAGAAGTCAATACCTACATCAATACCCATCAGTGGCCTGGCAAAGCTGCTATTGGTCGTCTGAAAGGCGAGGAACTGGCGCAATATAATTCGTGGCTGGATTATCTGGACGCACTGGAACTGGTCGATACTTCCTGTGCGCCAGATATTGAATGGCCTACGCCTCCGGCAGTTCAGGCCAGATGACATCCGGCGCTGTGCTGGTATTTGTTGCCGTCACCGCGTCAATGTAATCCAGCACAGCGTTAAGCCGGGTTGTTTCTGCCTGCATCAGCTTCCGTCCGGCCTGTAATTTCAGCTGAATCAGACCGATGGAAGCCATTGCAGCATCAATCAGTGACTGACGCTGTGCTTCTGCCGCGTCTACTGCGGCGCTATGCTGTGCCTCAGTATCGGTCACCCATTTCTCACCATCCCATTTATCGTATGGCGTTAATGGGGCAATAGTGGTTGTATTTTCGGGGTAATCACCCGGTGCTGTGATCTGTTTTGATTCTCCCGTTTCGGTGTTATAGACGATTTCACCGCGATGGTCTGGCACATATTCCCATGAATTTAAATTCACAGAACGACAGATAGCATAACCTGCCTTATGTATACCTGGTGCATCCAGACAGGAATATGCCGGGATACCAACACCAACGGCAAGATATTCACTTGAAGTGGAAATATATTCCCGAGTTTCACCATCATAGTTATAAACGGTAATATCCCCTGCCTTTGTAGCAACAAGTCCACTATTTAATATTGCTTTATCCATTATGCTGCTCTCACGATATAGTTAAATGCAATGTTGCGTGGACGGGTATCGACGGGGTTAACGGCCACTGTACCCGACACGGACTGGTCATTACCGTTGCTAACGGTAATGTTACTACTGGTTGATCCAATCCCTACTGAATCGGTAAATTTAGCACCTGAGCCGCTCAAAGTTCCCGAGATGATAGCTAGCCCCACATAAAAAGTACCTACAGTTGGCTCTTGTGTTGACAGCACCGCACGCCTTGAATCAACGCCGCGCCCATCATCCCAGCCACGAATAAACTCACCACGTAAATCAGGCAATTTATTTGTCGGATAAGCCTTTGCCAGTTCCGGGTATTCTTCAGCAGAAAAAGCCGCACCGTTGCATTTCAGCCAGCCTGTTGGCGGTGTGGCTGAAGGCCATGGAACAGGCACACCAACAGGTAATGCAGAGCCTTCTCCCAAACC